CAATAGCAGCCTGATTCTTACTACGCAAATCAGCACCCTGCGTACGCCGCGTATCCTTCAAAGCAGCACGATCCTTACGATAACCCTCACCAGCAGCCGTACGCTGAGCCTTAGCACTAGACTCACCCTGCGTCTGAGCAATACTAGCCAACAAATTACCAGCAGTACTCATAGCAGTCAAACCATTAGTAGCACCCAAAGTATCACCAGTACTAGCCTCACCAGCATTAACAAGCCCCTGCAACGCAGCAGCATTACTACCACCAAAAGCAGCAAGATTACCCGTAGCAGCACCCAACGCACCAGTAAAACCACTAGCCAAACCCTGAGCCGAAGCAGCAGCATTAGCAGCCTGTTGACGAGTAGCAGCAAAAGCATCAGACTGTTCTTTCTGAATCTGCTTATCAGTCTTCAAACGACTAATAGCAGCCGTATCATAATTCTCACTAGCACCCGGAGCATTATACAACTTAAGCATATCACCCATACCAGTCATACCACCAGCCTGCTTAACAATCGCACGCGTAATATTAGGATTCTGAGCGTGAAGAACCTTATACAAACTCTCCTGCTTACTACCCTTTTTACCACCCTTTGTACTCATAATAACCCCCTAATACGCATTATTTACACTAATTTCCATTTACCACCAAGATACTGGTATTGAACACCCGCAGCATTATGCCAACGTTGATTCTGGTGTGGATTGGCAGGAAAAGTATCTGAACTTGGAGCAACAGGAGGAGTAGTAGGAGCATTACCAGTAATACCACCCAGTGTAGTACTATCCGTAACACCAGCAGCAGAAGCCGCATCCATCATACTACCCATATACCCAGAAGCACTAGTAGCCACATTACCATACACCTGACCCAACTTCTCAATAAGACTAGCAGCAACACCACTCTGACCACGAGTCTGCTCAGACTCAGCAGCAGTACGAGCCTGATTCATCAAACCACCACCACCAAGACCACGACCACGATAATTAGCAGCAACAGCCGCCTCATTACCAGCACCCTGCTCCATAGCACTACTCATCTGATTGTAACCAAAACCAGTACCAAACCCAGTAGTACTAAGAGAATTAAGGTAATCCTGATTAGTAGTAATAACACCATTAGCATCTTGCTGCACTACCTTACTAGGATCAAAAGCACTACCAGCAGCGCCAGTAGTCCACGCACCAGTCGCAGGATCCTTACTAGACACACCAAAAGAATCAAAAATATTTTTTGTAGCACCTCTGGCTTGTTCTAATGCTGTTGAAAATGCGGCTTGTGCAATACTTGCATCACTCATATTTTACCTCCTATAAAAAATCGTAGCAGAACCTTGATTTGTATTTGCGCCAACATCATCGTAATTCGCGCCAACAATAGCAATATTTCCGCTACTAGATAATGCAACCGAAACGCCAAAAGCATCGCCTGCTGCACCACCAGTTTGAGTAATAGTCTGTTGCTCCGTCCATATAGACCCTGAGCGCGTAAAGATTGTTGCAGTCCCCTGATCTGCGTTCGCACCAACATCAGCGTAATTCGTACCAATAATTGCCGTATTCCCATCCGCTGACATGGCAACCGCAGCGCCAAAAGTATCATTTAAGGCACCGCTGGTTTTGGTAATCGTTTGCTGTTGCGTCCATGTAGACCCTGAACGCGTAAAGATTGTTGCACTTCCCTGATTTGTATTTGCACCAACATCATCCCTACTCGCGCCAATGATTGCCGTATTCCCATCTGCTGACAACGCAACCGAAAAGCCAAAAGCATCGCCTGCTGCACCACCAGTTTGAGTAATAGTCTGTTGCTCCGTCCAGACACTCCCAGAACGTGTGAAGATCGTCGCACTCCCTTGATCTGCGTTCGCACCAACATCATCAAAGTATGCGCCAACAATTGCAGTATCTCCACTACTAGATAACGCAACCGCATATCCAAAAGAATCGGTTCCTGCTCCAGTAGACTGAGTAATTGTTTGTTGTTGTGTCCACACGGATCCTGAGCGCGTAAAGATTGTTGCAGTCCCCTGATCTACATTTGCACCAACATCACTATTTGCCGCGCCAACAATTGCAGTATTCCCATCAGCAGACAACGCAACTGAGCGACCAAAAAGATCGCCTGCGGCACCACCGGTTTTGGTAATCGTTTGCTGTTGCGTCCAGACACCTCCTGAGCGTGTGAAGATCGTCGCGCTCCCCTGATTCGCATTTGCACCAACATCATCGCTGAGCGCTCCAATGATTGCAGTATTCCCATCACTCGACAACGCAACCCCAAAGCCAAAATAATCGCCTGCGGCACCACCGGTTTGAGTGACTGTCTGTTGCTGTGTCCACGAAGTGCCAGAACGTACAAAAATCGTCGCACTTCCCTGATCTACATTTGCACCAACGTCATCTAAACCGGCACCGGCGATAGCAGTATTCCCGTCAGCAGATAATGCAACCGAAAGACCAAACCAATCGTCTTGCGCTCCCGTAGATGCAGTAAGCAACGGCCCTTCTCTAAATTTTTTTCTACGATTAAATAATCCAAGCATTAGATATAATCTCCCGTAATAATCCAAGTATTAGCCGCATAACAAATAAGACTAACAATACTATACTGTGCACCAACCGTATAAGTGACACTAGTAGACCCATTAATAGTTACACTACTACTAACAGGTTGAATAGTAACAGTACTTGCTGTAGTAGAAAAAACATTAATTACACTACCCGTAACGCCTCCCGTTGGAATACTAATTGTAGCAGCAGCAGTAACCTGCACAAGAGGAATAGTAGCCGTAGTAGTTGTATCATGTGTACCAACAGCAAGCGTAGTATTGCTGCTAATAGTAACCGGCGAGTAGACTTTAGCAGTATTTTCTAATTTAGCGTACGTCACATTAGCATTAGTAATCTTAGCAGTAGTAATAGCCGTATCCGCAATTTTAGCAGTAGTAACATTAACATCAGCAATCTTAACCGTAGTGACTGAACCATCTGCAATATTAGCCGTACCAATACTAGCATTCTGCCAAGTAGGAGCCACACCATTAACAGCAGTAAGTACCTGACCACTAGTAGCAGCCCCACTAGTAATCTTAGCCTGAGTAATGGTATTATTAGCAATATCAGTATTAGCAATAGTACCATCAAGAATCATAGTAGACGTAACAGTACCCGTATCCGCAGCAGTAATAGCAGTACCAGTAATTTTGCTAGTAGCAATACTACCTGCAAGATCCGCATTAAGAATAGCCCCAGTAAGCGCTAACTTAGAATAAGCAATACTAGCAGACGCATTAATATCTGCATTAACAATAGCACCATCAGCAATTTTAGCAGTAGTAATAGCACCGTCACTAATATTACTAGTACCAATAAGACTTTGTGTAAAACCACTAGCAGCAGTGCTATCATAGATAGGAACATAAGCGTTATATGCGCCACTACCACTAGTATCCTTATTAGGAATACGATTTGTAAGTTGTGTATCAATGCTTGTGATTAGTGCATTGATGCTTGTGTATCCAGCAATTTCTGTGCCGGTTAGATAAGTAAATCCGAATGCCATGTAACATCTCCTTAAATTTTAATAATATAGTTTGTTACTACACTAGGTTGCGTGTTTGCGCCTGTACCAGCAAACGTGTTCTGATTAGTAGCAGTTTGGGCTTGGTTTGTTGCTGTAGTAACTTTAATTGGGTTTGAAGCCGTATTTCCAGTTAGAGACTGAAGATCGTTTCCCAAAGATATTTGAACCTGTGCAGCAGACGACCCGCCGCTTGAGCCTACAATATTATCTCTATAACCATAAGTATGAACATGAGCATCTTGTGTATGGTTGTGCGAGTTCTGCGTATGCGTATGCAACTCAGTACGCTCATCACCAAAAAACTGTCCCACAGTACGAGCCGCTAGCGCCGTACCACCCGTAATAGCACCCGAACTAGCAGTACCTTGCTGTGCGCCAGTACCAGCACCAACCGGAACACGACCAGCAAGGTTAGGAACATTAAAACTAGAAGCGCCACTCCCCCCATACGTTGTTCCAATAGCAACAAATAATGCTGCGTACTTTGTATTCGCAACACTATTAAGAATAGTACCGTTACAAAATTCCCACCCGCTAGGAGCAGCCGCAGCCGCAAACGGTTGAATTGTCCCAACCGGCGTGACTCCTTCCCACGCGGTTCCGTTGTACCAACGATAAGAGAGTGTATCTGTTTCAAAGATGATTTGGCCTATGGTTGGGGAGGCTGGTCGTGTTGTGCTTGTTACTACTTCGTGTCCTGCACCAAAAATACTCATTATGCCACCCCCTTAACAACAATATGCCGACGAACAAACTGTCCAGCGCTACCAGTCCCCCGGTAATTTAATGTAAACGTATTTGTACCAGCAGTTAAACCCGTAATAATAGAAGTTGCTGAAACACTTGCCTGCTGAGCAGAAGGCTGATCAATAACAATTCCACGACTATCTGCCGCAGCAACAGTAGTTGCACCACTAACACTAAAACTCATCCACGGATTATTAGAAGGACCACCATACATACTACTACTTATAGATATATTTGCACTAGTCCCTGTCGTAAGAGTTACACTAATTGCAGTTGCATCGCCTGTAAGGGTGGTTATATACGACGCAGAACCCGCTTGATATCCTGTATCTCCAAGTCTTCCGGCACCTACTTCGGTAATGCATACCCACGAACTACCATTATAAATAGTTTGAATTCCCGTGGGTACTGCCGTATAACCGCCGCTAGTAGCCGCTGGAACAGTAGGAGCAGTAATATAAGCCCTCATACCCTCAGTAGGACTAGTAATAGCAGCATCACGAGCCGCCTCAGTTGTAAAAACAAAATCATTAATCTGAGATTGCTTAATGCTAATTGCGTCGGCCCCACCAGCGGCGTGTCTACTGGCATGACTACCGGCAAGAGTGTCTAGACCCTTAAGATGCGCCGTAAGATCAGTTACAACACCAGCCTGAGCAGGACTAGAGTCACGAGTATAGTAAGTCGGAACAAAATCAATTTGATCACGATCAGCATCGATAACATCAGCACCACCACGAGCATGACTAGCAGCATGAGCAACACTACTAGGCTCAATAAGCCCACTAGTCGTACCCTTAATAATATACACAGGACTACCCGCACCAGCACTAGCCATATTAGGAAGATTAAACGTAGTAGAACCATCACCAGCACCATACGTCGTACCAATAAGAGTAAACAAATCAGCATACGTTGTACGACTAACAGCAGTACCATCAGAACGAACCCAACCAGTAGGATAAGAAGAAGTAACAGGCCACTGCACCATACTCCCCAGAGGCGCACTAAGCAGGCTTAGCGTCGTTGTCACACCAATAGCAGTAGTGTACCTAATGTAATACGCGCCGGTCGTAGAAGCCACGCTAGGTACCGCAAAACTCGTTCCTACAACACCACCGTAAGTATTGCCGATTGCGGTATACAAGTTAGGATAAGTACCATTAGTGTAGATTGCTCCGTTTGCTAGGATCCACCCAGTAGGAGCCGTACTACCTGCAAACCACATAATGCTGCCTACAGGCATACTATCATTAGAAGCGGTAGTAGTAGTCTGAAGATTCCAAGCAGTACCATCCCACGACCATGTAGTAGCCCCAGAAGTAAATGTTTGTCCACTTGTAGGACTATTTGGAAAATCAATTGCCATTTATACTCCTAAAGTTTAATAATGTAGTTAGTAATAATAGTTGGTGGCATATTCTGAGAGGAGCCAGTACCAGTATTTTGGTTTGTAGCAGTTGTGTTTTCTACTAATTGAGCGCCTGTTTCTGATCTATCTTTAGTAACATACCCAAGAGTACCCGATGTGCCGCCAGGAGTACCAAAACCAGCACCATCGCTTGTATTGTAATTAAAACCGATAGCATTTGGGTCAAGCCTATTAGACGTATAAACACGATGAAGATGTGCATTTTGCGTATGTGTATGAGTGTGTAAGGCCTCACTACCGCCAGTAGCACCAAGTGTAGTACCCGTAATAACAGAAACAGCCGCAGTAATACGACTAGCAGCGGTACCACCCATATTATCTTTACCCGCAGGCATTCGACCACGCAAATCAGGAAGAATAAAACTAGAAGCACTAGAACCACCATAAGTAGTACCAATAGCCGTAAATAAACGAGCATAAAGCGTATTAGCAACACTATCAATAGTCTGACCATAACAAAAAACCCAACCACTAGGTTCCGTACTACCCGCATAAGGCATAAGGATACCCGCAGGTAAAATCATATCAATACCAGCAAGATGAGCAGTTAAATCAGTAACATCACCAGCACCACTAGCCGCAGCATTACGAGTATAATTAGTAGGAACATAATCAACAGTAACACGATCACCATCAATAATATCACTACCACCACGAATATGCGTAGACGCATGACCCGGAATCGTAACCTGAGCATTCTCACCAATCTCAACCCACTGAGTACTATTAGCATCCGCATAATAAATATATGTCTTACCATTAGACGAGTTAAACCATAAACTACCAGCACTAGCAGTAGGAGCCGTATCACTAACAGTAATGCTACCTCCACCACCAACCTTTAAGAACGCAGAACCATTACTACGATATAATGCGTAAGGCTCACCAACAGTATTCACAGCCCACAACACACCAGCAGGATGCAACGAAGCACTAAACGTAGGAAGCGCAGTACCATACCCAACGATCTTAGAATAATCTAGAGCATCAGTACCACCCGGAATATGTGTAGCCGCATGAGTAGTAGGTGTACGCGCATTAGTCAAACGAGTATCACTACCATATACAATTTCAGTAGCACTAGCGTTACCCGTAGCAGGAATATTTTTAGCAGCCGCAGTACCAGCATCACTAATTTTAGCCAGAGTAAGAGTAGGGATATCTGCTGCAACAAGGGTGGTACCAGAAATTACTCGTCCTTTAGTATCAGTAGAAACTTTAGTATAAGCACCAGATGTACCAACAGTAATAAGACTAGGATTAGGATAAACACCAGTAAGATCCCCACCAGCAGCCAAACCAGAAGCAACCAAATTATCTGTTACATTAAAACTAGGCGTATAAGAAATAATCTCCTTACGAACAAGCCCAATAATATACTTAATAAAATCCTGCTTACTACGCTCATCAGTTAAATCAAAACTCGGCATACCAAGCATAATTACTGCCTCCCTGTGCGTAACGCCTTAAATCCGATACTCCAAGCATCAGTCTCAATACGCTTAGGGCGAATAACCGTAATACGATTACCCGTACTAGGCTTCCAACGATTAAGTTGATAAAACTGGTACCCTAACGCATTAGTACGAAGACTAAACCGCTTAGTGCGGCGTTCAAACTTAGGAAACAAAACATCATTCCAAGTAGAAGCAAGACTCTGAAGACTAGCCCAACTAGTACCAGTCTGAGCAGGAACACTAGTATCCGTAAAACTATTATTAGTAAGATCACTAAAACGTAATTGCGCCTCAACCCAAGCATACAAAACTTCAGAAAAAACAACCCAATTACGCTCATCAACACCACTATCAACAAAATCATTATTCTCATAATCAATCATATCAACACGAACCGAGCCACCCTTAATAAGCATATCAACCATTAAACGCTGAAACCACTTCTTAATAACAGGATCACCCACCGTATAAACCTTAGTTTGAAAATATAAGTCGGGACCAACCACATCTTCAGACAACGCTAAAAACGAGTCGTAACCATTAGTAGCAATATCTAACGCAGCATCAACACCAATAAACGCGCCCTTATTAAAAGTAACGTATTCTGGTTTAACAAAACCAACAACATTAGTAGGCAACGTAGTAGCAGTATATTTAAAGGTACCAGCACTAGTATTTAAACTCTCAACAGTAACACTAGATACAATAGTATCATCATTACGATTAACCAGATCAACAACACTACCATTAGCAAGATAACCAGTAATATTAGGATTATATGCCGTATTAGAATAATCAGTACTAAATGTAACAGTATTCTTACCCGCACTAGGACCAGTAACACTAGTAACAACATTAGGAACTCTACCGGAAACAAAAGCAGCAGAAGAATCTACACGCTTAGATGCGTTAACAGCAACCCAAAGTTTTTCATAATTCAACTCAGCAGTACTAGAAGCCACATCAATAGCATCCAAATTAACGGCACCAACAAAACTAAAATTACTAAAACTAGTAATAGCACCCGTAGGCATATAAAGAGCAAACGTAACAAATGGAAGCGTATTAACAACCCTATCATAACCAATAGCACAAAAACGATTAACCGCATCAGCCCAAGAATAATCAAAATTAGTATAAGCCGAAGGAGGATAAGTACTACCATTCCAAGTAATAGTAGTCCCCTCAGTATCCCCAGCAGGAATACTTACATACAAAGGCTCAAACCGGCTAAACGAGTAAGGAGACTCCCACTTAGAAATAGTCATAAACAAATAATTCTTATAAAAGAACGCATTAATACGATCAGCATTAGCATCAAAACGTTTAATACTATCATACCAATAAGTACCCAAAGCATCCTTAGTAATATTACGAACACTACCGCCATCATAGTAAAGAATGCCACTAGATGTAGCCCAGATAACACCACCACCAATTTCAACAATGCTACCAGCACTCAAACAACCCTCAGGATACAACACTTCAAGACTAAAATTAGTACGATCATTACCACGAAGAATATAAGTATTATCCGCCATAAAAATAATAAGACCAGAACTAGAACTAGCAAGCCCACGCATAATATTAATACCCGGAATAACAATACTATCAGCCGCATCAGGAGACAAATCTATAGCCTCAGGATCATGATAACTAGAAAACACAATCTGATTCTCCCAACCAGTTTGCCCAAGAGAACCAAACCATTGATAACCAGCATAAGTAGCCGTAAGAAAACCGGGAACATCCTTATAAGTACGCGAAGAAGTATCATTACTAACACCACTAGCAGCATCATCCACACTACCACTAATACGAGGCTGGTAATAAGGAGAAGGCTCCAAAGCAGGAGCAGTCGTAGTAATATTATTATCAGTACTGATAACAGTAGAAACCGGCACAGCAACATACTCATCACTAGTAAGAATAACTTTAGTACCACTAGCAGTCAAAGTAAACTGCTCATTATTCATACTACCAGCAGCATCAACCTTACCAATAATAGCATGATCACTATTACGATAAACATACCAAACACCCTCATTCATCTTAGCAGCACCAAAATGACCATCCGTACCAGAACCCTCAACACCACTAGTAACAACAATACCACTAGTAAGCGTAATAAGCCCACGACCATGCAGATGTTGATAACCACGAACATTACGAAAATGTAGTTTCTTAGCAGACAAAGCCGTCAAAGACGAATGATTCGTAGGATCATAACCACCACTAATATGAGCAACCATAGGCCGCTTCTCAAGCACAATACTAGTAGGACTCGTAGCCGAATCAACACCATTAACACTCTTAACAACACCAATACACTGATAAGGATTACCAGAACCATCATCATCAAAAACAAACATACCAGCAGTAACAACAGCAGCATTAGCATCCGTACTAACAGCCTTAACAAGACTACTAGCCGTAGTAATAGTTTGACTAAACTGTCCTGTAACACCCGAACCATCTAATGCAATAGCGCAACTAGCAGCAGAACAATCAATGCCATGCCCACCACGCAAAAAATATAAAGATTGAAAACGAGGATATGCAGAAGAAGAATTAAAAGATGGGATGCCATAACGAGTATAAACACTCAAAAAAGCACCACCCGTAAGCGCCTCACGACCCTTAAACATAGTAATAGGATTCTGCACACGAACATCATCATTCTGCTGAGACGTATTAGTAGCCAAAAAAGAACCATTAGGATGCTTAAAAGGAAGCCAAGACCACCCAACAAGACTACCAGCCGTATTATAAAAAACAATACGCGAAGAAGTATCATCACCAACAAGCGCACACGCTCGCCACGCACCAAGCGGATCATGAGTAGTAGCACCCCCCATAATCATCTCACCAGTACGCAAAGCACCAGTAGAAACCTCAGTAAACGGACCACGACGACGAATATAACCAGTACGATCCACCAGCACATCCTGCGCCCACGCGAGATTAGCCTCCGTAATCATCGTAACAGGAGCCGACTGCATCACGCCACCATCAGCACCAATCTGATTAACATACGTCAACGCCATTTACACACCACCTTTAATAATTCCAATCATACGAATCCGTAAGCACATGAATACGATCCGTACGATCATACTGGTTCATCCAAACATCATTACGCATCTGCTGGTACCTAGACTCAAACATATTCTGAAACATAGCAGCCTGCGGATCATCATTAACAAGATACGCCTTAACAAGCGCCCCATAAATAATAACACTATGATGCCTCGAAGGAATCATAAACGTATCACTAGTAGTTATAGCCTCAGTAGGAATACGAGTATAAAAAAGATTATACTTAGTACTAGCACTAGTAGCAGGATACAAATACAAATCATCACCCACAAAATAGTAACGATCAGGAAAAGCAACAGCCTTATCTAAAAAGTAATTCTTCTGAACAACATCAGTACGCTCAGGAACAACAACAATATTATTAGTCACATCCACCAGACTAAGAACACTATTAACATCCGTAGGACTACCAGAAAACGAATTATTAGTAACCTTACTAGTAGCAGCAGGAACCGTTAAAGTAACAAGACTCTCCAAAAAAGGCCAAGGCTCACGAGTAACAATATCAAAATAAGACTCATTAAGAAGCAACAATTTTTGCGAATCAGTCAAATCATCAAAACCATACAAACTAAACTCTTTATACATATCACTCAGAATCACTTACAACCACCTCCTTAGGAATATCACTACCAATAAACTCTTTAATAACAGGACTCTTACCATGCTGACGAAGAAAATGCTCCACAACCTCAGCAGACTCTTCACTAGCCTGATCACCCTGATACTTCAAATTAGCCTTATACTTCTCCTGTGAACGAATCATATCCTTATAAATCATATCACCATGACGCATCAAATCACCCTCACGAACACGCATCATAACATCATCCAAATCAGGAATATCCTTACCACAACCAAACACAGGAAAAGGAGGCTCAGGATGCGGCATACGAGAATAAATACACCAATCACCAGTATCCTCATTACGAGCAAACATAAGCCGCTCATCATACGCATGAAGCGCACGATCAATACGATACACCCTAGAATCCACATGTCCATGTCCAGGAATATACAACTTCATAACTAGCAATCCCACTTTCGCAAAGACTTATTAATACGGCTATTAGGATCACGCGCAGTTTTAGCAGAAGTATTAACCCGCTTCATACCCATCATACGCGCACAAAAACTTTTTCTACGAGCGGCACTTCTAGGAGAATGAGAAGCCTCCTTAGCACTAACAGGAGCCTTTAAATGACCACCATGAGCACTATTATAAGAAGCCCTACCAGCAGCATTTAAACCACCCGCAGCATTCTTACCCTCTTTACGAGTCCAAGCCTCACTCATAATCCGCGCCTACGATTCCAACGACGCAAAGCATAACGATTATATGCTGTAACACTCATTACTACCTCCTCGCCACTCCCTTTTATTAAAAATGGACGAGGAGCCGAAGCCCCCCGCCCACCAATCTTAGTATCCAGCGTCAGTAGCACCGTCAACACGAATACCAGTCATAACGACCTGATTGTTACGGCGCGTAGCACCGATGTTCATGTAACGAGCCATGATAGCCTCGAACTTATCGAATCCAGTAACCTGACGAAGCGTCAGACCATCCGAATCAAGGAAGTGCCAATCCTGATCCGAGAACACCTTAAGTGTAGACTCATCCAGAATGTACATCTTACCATACGGTGCGTCAATGTCGGCAATAACCGGCATACCGTTATACGAAAGGGTCTTGAAGCCCTGTCCGTAATCCAGCGTCTTAGGATCAAGGTATTGAACCTGAGTCTGGAACAACGAGTAGAATTCTCGCTGAACACCAAGCGACGTAATGATGCTCGTGGGCATACCACCAGCAATACGCGCAAGGTTAAGACCCTGCTGAACTTGACTAAACGTAAGGTTCTGGAAACCAAGAGATCCCGGTGCCGTAGCAGCCGTAATACCAATTGGATCCTGCGAACCCTGACGACGGTCATCACTAGAAGCCGAGGCAGCCAACGCAACGCGCTGATTGTCCCACCAAGACTTACCAGCAGCAGTAGCATCAATGCCACCAAAAGCCGCAGCAGCATCAGACACAACCCGCTGAAGACCATCAATCTCATCCGACTTAGAATAAGTATTAGCCTCAACAACACTAGCACTAGCCACCGGCACAACGCCAGCACGAACCAGAACGTCCGTAGACACGACACCCGTAAGCGTACCCGTAACCGTAATCGACGGAGTAGCAAGGTTAACAGCCGTGACCTGAATAGCGCCACCGCTACCAGACGAAGCCGTATTAGCCGCAACCTGACGAGCAGCCGCAGCAGACGTATAAACGTCTAAGAACATACCAACGTAGATCTGACCCTTACGAAGCGGCTCAGCCGACGAAAGAGTAATAACCTGCGAAGCAACACTAGCAACAGTAGCGATAGTAGCCGTACCATCACCATAAACCTGACGAGCCAGATCCTTCTTCAAGTCGTTACGAACACCATCCAACTCAGACTTAAGAGCCTGAAGAAACGCGCCAGCCTCATTCTTAGTCTTAGCCATCGACGGACCCGTAACCTCAATACGACCATACAGGTACTTAAGGTCGTAAACCGCCTTATCGTAGCCCTGCGAACCAGCCGTTGGGAGCGCAATACTTTCACCACGCGCACCAACACCAGTAGAACGACCCGAATGCAGCGGCACATACGCTCGCTTACCTACGAGATCCTCTGAACGCGACTCAAGACGCGACAGAAGAAGAACTTCATTATTTAACTGCTCAGAAACCGGACCAAGGTAATACTCCTTGAGAATGGTACTAAGCGAACTCAGATTTGCCATCTAAGAAACACCTCCATATTAGGAAATGTTACGAACAGCCTCCATAGCAGCCTTATGAGCCTCATCCAAAGAAGAGAACTCCCTATTAGGAACACTAGAAGGAGAAGTAGAGATAGGAGTAGCACCATGAGGTACAGTTTTAGACTCAAGATAATTCCCAAGCAAACGCTGCTGAATATCATGATACGACTGTTGTGCAGCCATAAGATCACCATCAGTAGAATGAGCAAGAGCATAAATCGCATCAATATCAGAATCATTATAATTCGGATTAGTAGTGCGAATAGTCTGTTCAACTGTGTCTAAATGAGCAATAATTTCCTGTTGCTGCTGATTCTGAACTATCTGTTCACGGAATTGCCGCATCTCTTGTAACTCCTGAATAACCGCAGGAGAAAGCCCTTCGTAACCATTATTATCAATACTAGCAGGCTCTACCGCTTGAGTTTGACCATAACCAGATTCCTCTAAACGCTGTGTAATGTTACCGACAAACTCAGATGCGAACGCTGGGTCAGAATCAATTTTAGCGAAGAGACTAGCCATCTCCAAAGCCTCATTAGGCTTAACACCACTCTCAGAGAACGCCTCAAAATCTCGACGAATCTCCGCAACCTCCTGAGTCTTGCGAGTATAATCAGCCTGCATAGACTTATATACCTGTTGCATATCCTCAGGTAAAACACTAGGATCAAAACCAGTAAAAGACTCCACATCGGGTTGGTCAATAACCGCTTCATCACCCATATCAGAACTTCCCGAATCATAATCATCAGGAAGATCAGCCGACAACGCCTCTAATGCGCTGTCTAAATCAACATCACTCATTACGTTCTCCTCTAACAAAACAGTCCCACTATTGGGTTGCTGCCTATTTATTTACAGTAACACTCTCAGCCTCAATCTGAACAGTCTCAGCCGCCCGATCTTCAGCCGCACCAACGACACCACCAATAAACTCGCTCATAAGATCTTTCATCTCAGCACGAGTAGGTAACTGGTGAACCGTTTCCGTACGCTTAGTCGCCAAACCCGACGCTAAACGAATCTTATCATCCATAATACCAACCACAGTAGCAATAGCACTCAACTGCTTACTCTCAGCATCAGGAATCAACTCTTCCAACTTAAGCATAGCCTGTTGTCTAACACGACTAGCATGATGAATAAACTCGTACGCATTATTAGTAATCTTACCCTCCATCGCCTCAGGAGGACCATTATCCTCCCACTCACGAACCCAATACCGCATAGTACCATGAGGAACATTACAATCACGACAAGTCTGACGCACATTCTTATTATTAGAAATCCATTGAACATACGCAGCAGCCTTATCATCATCAGACCACTCAACCCTAGCCATTCGGACCAACCATATTCTGCGCCGCCTTCATCGCTTGCTCAGCCTGCATCTGCTGCATCTTCTGCTGATGCAAAGCATCACTACCAGTCAACCTAGCCATAGTATCCTGCTGATACTTATCCAACCCACCATACTGAGTATCAGAAGCATTAGGCTTATCCTTATTATCAATAACAACCGTATCCAACGGTGGCTCAAGCATCTCCTGCGGAGTAACATCACGAATACCACTACCAGTAAGAATCTTAGCACCAGTAGTAGCCCCAATAGCGCCACGCAACTGAAGACTAACCTTCGGAGGCTGACCAGAACCAATCTGAGCCAACTCGATTTTACGATTAAGCGTCAACTCGTAATGCTTATAAAACTTAGCCTTAAACTCAGGAGGCATAGTTTCAAACTCTGCACTCTTCATATAAGCCGAATGAATCTCCAAATGAGTATCCATATTCTCATACAACAACGGCTGCAACCCAGACTCCAAACTATCCTGAAGCATCTGAGGATCCATAGGAACCGGCTCACCAGTATTAGGATCAACCTGAGGACTCGTAATAGCCTGCACCAATTGTTGCTGAGCCTCCATAGCAGCCTGTTCATTAATAATACCACCATCAATAAGTTTATCATGCTCACGCATAGCCTGCTCCTCATCAGCCTCAAACTGCATCTGAAGCGACTTAAAATCAGCCATATCAAGATACTTATACGCCTTAGTAGGACTAAGAATACCCATCTTAAGCATCTCCATAACACGCGCCTGACGACCCGCACGAGTACGCGGAAGACCAGAACCCGCCTCAACCTTAACACTAACACCCTGAATAAGATCAGCATCATCAAAACGCTCAATCTTAGGCTTAGAACCAGAACCAGTAATAATCATAGTACGCGGCTCAGTATAATACTTCTGCGCCAACTGCAACATAAGATTACCAGCACGCTCCAAACTCTTCTCCATAATCATAATCTGAGGAGCCAAACGATCCGTAGCCGCCTCCTGAAGAAGATCAATAGCCACACCAGCCTCAACATTAGGAGGAACACTACCCTCCATAATCTCATTCAAACCAAACGCATCCTTCAAACGAGCACCAAGATCCTGCAAATGATCAAACACATAAGGCGGCATACTAGGAACAGGAATAGCCTCAGGAGTCTTACCCGCAACCGGATTATACTCAAAAATAGCACCCGGCTCATCCGTAATACGCTGACGCAACGAACCAACCGGAGCAAGCATCTGAGGCTTCAACGTTAAATTCTTATACTCAATAATCTGCGACAAAGAACGATTAAGTTCCTTCTGCAAAGGAATAGCATTCTCAACCACACTCGTATCCCACAACTGGCCCGGAACACGCATACCCGGAAACTTAATAAGCGGCAACTCCTCAAACGGATAAGGCCAAGGAGCATCATACAACACAATACTCGGATCCTTAGTAAACGCAACAAAACGCCCATCAGGATACTTATGCCCCGGAAGAAAATACCCGTAATAAACAACACGAACATTCTCTTCAGTCTTAGACTCCAAATTACCAAACGCACCCGGAAGAGTCTCATCAGGATACTTATTAACAGCATTAGGCTTCAACATAACACCATAACGCTCCTTAATCTCATGCGAAGTCATAGGATGCACACAAAACGCAAACTTACAATCCTCAAACACCTGAGCAGCATCATCCAACAAAACATCAAAAGGAGCCAACACATCAACTTTAATCTCACCCTGATGAATACGCTTCTCAAACTCCTCCGGATTAACACCAGAAGCCTCAAGATTCTTCTCAAAGAAATGCTTCACCAAAGGATCAACAATAGGCTTACCAGTCGGATCCAACGTAACTTTCATCCCCGGACCAGCCTTATCATCCCAACTAACCTTCCAAAAACCATTACCACAAATAATAGCCCACATCATAGCCTCTTCACGCTTCTCAGTCAAATGAAACGCATCCCACCAATAATCAAGAAGATTCTCAGCAACCTGAGCAGCCTTCTGAGCCTCAAACGAAGCCTGACCCGGAGTAGCATAAAACTGTGGCTTACTCTTAACAAGACGAGACAACAACGACTGCGTATTAGGAGCAATCTGATTAGACACCAAACGCACACGATAACGAGGCTTATCACCCTCATCAGTAGGAAGCGACTCAATACGACGAGACTTCCGATTATAAAACACATACTGACGACCCTTATAAAACGCCAAATTCAATTTCCATTGACGCTCCATCAATTGTCGTTGACGCTGTAATTTTTCAACAGTCTTAACTAGACCAGTCGCCGGAGCAAAACCAGTAGGAACATCATAATTCGTAGTATTGTTACTAGTTTCGTCCAACTAAACCCCCTAAATAAATTCGATATCCGTAGAAGCCAACCCAGCCTTAGACAACAAGTCCTCGTACTCCCCCGGAGTAACTAAACCAGTCTTTAATGCCCAGTCTAGATCCTGCTCACCCTCATCAACCCACATACGCCCCATAGGAACATCACTTAGAGGACTTGCGCCCTCCAACCTTAGACGTTCTAGTCGGAGTTTCTCCTCCTCCAACAATAACATCTGGCTTGTCCACGTTTTCTGTATTGCTAGAATTTCCCGCATCACTTCGAGTAACAGTGTATCCTGCTGCTTCTGCCAACCAAACAATTGTAGACTCCTTAAGTACTTTTGTACGACCATTTAATGCGAACGGAGGCGTGACGTTCTGCATCCCCGTATCAAACACGGTATCTCCGGGAAAGACGCGCTCTCCCGTAATAATATCCGCCATATTATCACCAATCATAATAAAACTCATGTTACCACATACTCCCCATCATTTCATCAACATAACGATCTTTTTTATCACCCGTAGGACGATCATTTAACACCCAGTCAGGAAGATTATTCGAATTACTCGTTGTTTTAGAGTCGTACAACTCGCCAAGCAACGCTCCAGCCGTTCTAAGAGCAATCTCCATACTATCTAAACAGTCATCCTTAGGTTTTTGTATTGCAGAATCATAATCAACCCATTCTTGAATAAAATCACTATGATCCTTCTTAATTTTAACCTTACCAATGCGAAACAGAGGACTCATAGCAAGGATACGCTCCCACTTCTTACCTTTTGCAAACATAGGTACTACAGGAGGCATACTTGATAAGCGTTCTGTCTGCTGCACAAGAGCCGCCTGATAAGCATTAGATTCGATACCAATAAGTTCAGGCTTATAACGAATATAATACTCTTCAATCTTTAATAATTGTTCAGCAAAAGGAATTCTAGCCGCGTATTGCTCTAGTAGAAACACTTCGTTGGAGTCTGCTACCCCGATAAGTGTAATCACGAACCTATCCGCATTAGCAGAAAGGCTGATTGCCGGGTCAACTCCCATGTATTTACGCAACTTAAGCGGCTTTCCTTCATCATTCATAAGATCAGAAGAATCATAATAGTGAAGCCAGTCCCCAGCAAGATCTTTGCCTGCCATACTGTCAAAACTCGCCATATACTCTTGTGCGAATAGCAGCGGGTGATACCTAGTCTTCACATATTCCCATTCTTCTTTACGAAAATAAGGATTATCAATACTACGATACTCAACGCGACTATTATTCTCATCCGTACGAGAGTCAGCAGAGAAAAACTCCTCATAAAACCAGTTCTTCTGGTTAGGAGTAGTCGTAGTAATTAGTAATCCTTGTTTATCAGACAGCGAAGGGCGAATAACACCCCAAGCCTCATCATTCTTAATAAAAGCAGCCTCATCCATCCAAAGAATATCCAAGCCTGCACCACGAAGAGACTGTGGATCCTCAGCAGACTTAAACTCTACCAGAGTACCATTATCAAATTCGAAGCGAAACCCACCCTTATTCTCTTTAACTTCCTTGCCAATCGTAAGTCCCGCCTTAATACACACCTCGCGGAACGTTAAATATGATGGGCGGCCTACCTTATACGAAGCAGACAGCGCCCAAATCCATAGAGGCTGGTCGCTCTTGCGCCCATGAGCATCCAAGTGGAATTGGGTTGGATGCAAACAATAAAAAAGAACCTCCCAAGCAGCAGAAAGAGTCTTACCTCCGCGTCGTCCAGCAACAAGATGCCTAAAGCGGGTAAGATTCTCCTTATTCTTATCTGTATGAAAAATAATCTGATAATAATGCGGCGCGTATCCTTTAGAAAGAAACCAACCAATCTTCTCAGGATACTCCAACACTCGGTCTTCTAAATCCTTTGGCACAAACCTAGCATCATTATAAGTAAAATTACCCATCAAATCTCCTAATGAGGACGATGATCCCCACACTTAGTACACTTAGAATAATACGCAGGATGTTCTAGATCACACGTATGACAATACCACGGCTCTTTACGAGCCTCTTTAATGCGGCGCTTAGGCTGCACATTAGAACCAAACACAATAACCCCTTAAGATAACTCAGCATTTGCAATAAAACCAATCCACAAAGTACCACCAGCACTAAAATTATTACCACTATTAAGGATAACGCCAAAACCAGAAGCACTAATTCTTGCCACTGTTATAGCCCCAACATTATCCGCAGCATTATCCCGATAAGAATATCTACCAGCAACACTATTATATGAATAGTATGTTATAACAGGTGCAATTCGCTTTAAAACCCTATACCCAATAGAAACAGGAGTAGATCCGGCAGCAGCAATAATAGTGTGATATCCAGAACCTTCCAAAGAAGCACTAACAGCGGCACCACTACTATTAATAAGGTAAGTACCATAAGTATAAGAAGTCTCATAATAACGCTGACAAGTAGCCAACTCAATCCCAAAAGGAATAAACTCAAAATCACTAGGAGCAGTACCACTCTCAACCTGAATACCCGTAACATCAGCATAATCGTTAGCCCCAGCCGTACCAACCGGAGTAGAAAGCATAACAAGACCCAACTGAGTAACACTAGAAGCCAACACAGCAGGAGTAACAAGAACAAACCTCTGCCAAGAAGTAGTCAACGTAACCGTAGCAGCAATAGGCGTAAGAGAACCAGTAAACCCACCAAGCGTATTACTATCCGTACCAGTACCCGTCTGCAAATACACAGAAAAAAGACTAGAAGTAGGACTATAATTAGCGCCTGCACGAGCAAAAAAACTAAGCGTCACATACTTACCCTGCAAAGGATACACATTAATAGACTCAGTACTATTACGCAACTCAATAGTAACAGCACTTGTATTACCAGAATCACGCTGCATACGCAAAGCATTAGCAAACCCAGAAGGACCAGCAACACGACTATAAGTAGCACCCGCCACAGCACCCTGCCTAAGTGTCTGCCAACGATCATAAGTCCAATAACCACTCGTAACCGGAGTAGAACCAACAGAACCAGAAGTAAACGCATTACAACGCTGAGCAATATTAAAAGCACCATTAATAACAACATTACGATTATTCTTAGCATTCACACTAATCCAACGATTAGCACCATCAACATCAGTAGCATACCTAAGAGTCTCATCAGTATCAGTCTGATAAAACTGCATACCAACAAAAGGAGAAGAAAGCGCAAGCCTATCAGCATAAGTACCCGTAGTCACACCCGTACTAGAAAAACTCTTAGCCACACCATCACCCCCAAGAATAATAATAAAAAACAACCCTACACCTATAATAACAATACTTATAACATAAACAAGACATTAAAAATATAACTTAACACAAACACAACATACAACACAAAGAAACAATAGATATATATATATATATATACCATACAACACAACCTACAATCCCTAACACACACCATAAACACAAAAAGTGTCAAAAATATACACAATACATTTACTATGTATAGGGTGGGGACAACGGGGGGACCACTCTCTCTATTTTCAATTGTCATTTGCTTTAGTCTCGGCAGCCGCCCCTTGCTTGAAAGGAGAGGTTGTATGCGAACACAGTGAGCATGTCGATTGTCTACACATATACACCCCTAACTATGTAGAGAACCAACACAACACTACACCAGCCCCAACCACAACAACAAGAACACAACGTCTTTTATGTGCCAACCCTACACATAACACAATACGTTGTAGCACAGGAAACCTGTGCAGTGGGTGTGGTGTAGTACAGAGGGACAACACCGTCTCTCTGAGTCCAAAGGAGTTCAGACATGAACCGCAACGACAAGAACACCGGCCCAGCACCGGCTATGGCATCCATCGTGGATGCTATCTTCGCTGCGATGCGGGAGGCGAACACCGCGCACAACACGGTGCCGTCGGCTCCACACAAGGATTGGCTGTCGTTGGAGGAGTGCGGTGGATCCCAATGGGAAGGCGAGATGGGGTCGTGAACCGCAACGAGAACCAGCACAGCGACGAGCCAGACTGCATGTGTGCGGAGTGCGAGTACAAGTACGCGGTGGCTCACGTGGCGACTGCGAAGCGTGTCGCGGCAGAACTGAAGCGGGAGGTGATCTGCATCCGCTTGGAGGCAGAGGTGCTGCGCTTGGCGACTCTGATCTGCAACTGCTCGTCGGCGATGTGCCTGAGCGCCGAGACGCTAGAGATCCAGCAGGCGTACGCGACGTTGGATACGTTGCAGCGGATCGTGAACGGTCCGGAGGAAGAGATCGCTTTCTAGGTTGGTGGTCCTGAACACGACTCGAAACTGTTCAACAATCAACTATCAAAGGGGTTCAATCATGAAATGCACCGAATCGGAACGCCTTCCGCGTCTGCTAGACAACGGAGACTATTGTTCCTGCGAAACCTGCTTGGCGCATGGACTATCCCGGCTGGTGGTACACCGGGCGGAAAATGACCCGGCGTGGAAGCCGGAGGAGCAAGGGTTCGAAGAGATCAGGGGATTCTTCGTCTTGGTACGCGACGACGACGAGGATGACTGGTCGTTCTAGCACACATTCGTGTGCTTTGTAGGTTTTGTAGTAATTGCAGGCAATACCGTCTGCTGGTACCATAGGAGTTCAATTATGTCTCGTTTGTATGTTCTCAAGTTGAAGTACCTGAGCGATACGGGTACGTTGGCGAAAGGCACATACCGTGATGGTAGTCTTGCGGTGTTGTTTGTTAGTACGAATCCCGATTCGTTTAGTCGGCTTCCGCTGTCGGTGAATCTGGAGGCGTATGGTATGATTCCTGCGGATGGTTGCTTTTTCGTGAAGAACTATTCGGAGTATGAGGGTATGGCTGACGCAATTGTGGAGGCTGGTATTGCTACCAAGGTTGGTGTGTTTGAGTTCGGTCCGTACGACGCTACGGTTACTCTAATGCGATTGGGAGGTGTATGATGTTCCACGTTATCAATCAGGTTGAGGGTGTGTTTGAGGTTTGGTTTCAAGATGAGGAGTTTGATTATTCTTGGCAGCATGTGGCTGATTTTGATTCGCCTGTTGAGGCTGAGGCTGAGATTGCTTGTTTGCGTCTTCGTGAAACGACTGGTGTATGATGAGTGAATCTAGCATGGAAAGTATCATGGATGCGCTTGATGATAAAGGTATGCAAGCGTTTATAAGTGAGTTACACATCGCTTCTGACCGTCATGAAGCGGAATTGATGAAAGAAAAAGATCGTGGAGATCAACTGCTTGTAGCAGAAGCATTGTGGTTGCTTGCTAGAGCGGCTACAGACTACTATTACAAAAAAGTAGGTGTGTAATGATGCCTACTGATGTTCTGATTTTTGTTTTGGTTTGTTTTACTGTTCTCTATGTCTTGTGTAGATAGGTAGTGTCCATTCTAAGGGGTCTGTAGTGGCTCCTAAGGCGTTTGTAAGTGTTAGGCTGTACTACCCCACATGGGGTACCTTATTTGTCCTGAAAGGGCGTGTATTATGAGTGTTGTTGATTCGGGTGTTTGTCATGAGCCAGAGATTATCAATCTGGTTGAGGATCGTCCAAAGATGAAGTGGTATGAGTATCCTGATACTCGCGTGAAGGTTACGTTTCGTTGGGGTGCGTTGGACGCTGACACGTATGATTTGTGGTGTGTTGAGGAAGAGAAATTCCACAAAATGAAAGATATGGGTAGTTTGATTGATGGTCTTGAGAAGTATGGTTATGATTTGTTTGATGTTGCGTGGTGTAATATTCTAAAGGTTACGCCGAATGGTGATGTGAAGTTTTACACTCGTGGTAGTCTTGTTCGTAGTGGTGAGCGTTCGATGACTGTTGTTATGAAGCCGAAGAAGGTTGTGAAGAAGACGCTTGATGATGATAAGCGAGCCAAGTTGGAGGCTGTGCGTCAGGATCGTATGAAGACTCCCGAGTTGACTGAGTGGGAGTTGGTTGAGCGTGATCGTATGGGTATTGAGTGGTTGAAGTGTCAGCCTGCTGAGGAAGCGTATGAGGTTGATTATGCTCAGAAGGAAGAGATTGACGCTTGGAAGATTGTGGCGTTCATGGATGGTTTGCATGAGCGTGACGGTGGCGTTGTCCAGCCTATAAGCGAAGAAGAAGACTAGGTTCGTGGTCCTGAGCATGACCGTAAACTGCTCTGGTGTTTTGTTTTTTTAGGGCCGACCGGCCAATGTCTTTATAAGGGAGCGGGATTAATGTTTAATAAGATGCTACTTGTTGTGATGGTTGTGTGTGTGTTGGTAGGTACAACGTTGTTTGTAATTGTTGGTTTTAATGATGTTGCTAATGCTAATAGTGTGGTTAGTTATGTTATTGATGGTGATACTATTGTTTTAAATAATGGTGAGCATGTGCGTTTGATTGGTGTTGATACGCCTGAACTTAAGTCTAATGATTGTTTTGCTGTTGAGTCTAAGGATGCTTTGACTCGTCTTATTCTTCATAAGAGTGTTACGCTTGTGGATGATAAGAATAATAGGGATGTGTATGGTAGGCATCTTGCTTATGTTATGTTTGGTTCTGTTGATGTTAGTTTATGGTTGGCTTCTAATGGTTTTGCTCGTTATATGTATGTTAGTCCTAATGGTGCTAGGATTGATAAGTATAAGAAGGCTGTTTATGCTGCTATTGATGCTAAGAAGGGTAGGTGGGCTAAGTGCAAACGATAGTTGAGTATAAGATTACTCGTAACTTTACTATTCACGAGTTGTGTATTATTCGTGATGCGTTGGAGTTGCTTCAGGAGTTTTCTCCTGATTATTGTGAGTTTTTTGAGATTGATGGTATTATTGAGCGTGTGACTACTACTGCTACTGGAGCGTATGGTTATGTCGAAGTTGGATAAGAATGAGTTGTATGCTAAGGTTTCTGAGAATCTGATTAGTTTGATGGAGGTTGGTATTGCTCCTTGGTCGCGGCCGTGGCTTATTCGTGCGGATAATGATCCTAATGCGGTTCGTAATGGTGTGTCTAATCGTCCTTATACTGGGTTTAATGCTTTGTATTTGGAGTGTTTGTCGGAGGCTAATGGTTGGAGAGATCCGCGTTTTTATACTTATAAGAATGCGTTAGAGGTTGGTGGTCAGGTTCGTACGGGTGAGAAAAGTACGATAGTTGTGTTTAATAAGCGTATTGTTAAGAAAAATGCTGATGCTGAGAATGATCGTGCATTCTGGTTGATGCGTTATTATAATGTGTTTAATGCTAGTCAGATTGATGGTTTGGAAGCGTGGGATCATGGGTCTGATAATTATTCGTTTGATGATAAGTATTATGAGACTGCTGGTGAAGTTGCGTCTGCGTGGCTTTCTGGTGAGAGTATTGTGTTGTCTCATGGTGGTGGTTCTGCTCATTATGTTCCTAGTAGGGATTGTATTTCTATGCCTGAGAAGGATGATTTCTTTTCTGTTAAGGATTATTATCATACGTTGTTTCATGAGATTATTCATTCGACTGGTCATTCTTCGCGTATTGATCGTATTAAGAGTGATGGTTTTGGCTCTGAGGCTTATGCTAAGGAGGAACTTATTGCTGAGTTTGGTTCTGCGTTCTTGAGTGCTAATACTGGTGTTCCTTTGGATGATTCGCAGTCTGCTGCTTATTTGAAGACTTGGGCTAATCGTTGTCGTGAGGAGCCTAGTTTGCTTGTTACTAGTGTTAATGCGGCTCAATATGCGAGTCGTATGGTTAGTGAATATCAATATGCGGATAAGGATGTGGTTGCTAATGTTTGATTTTGGTGATGTTAATAATTATAATTCTCATGTGTTGACTGCGATTGATAGTGTGTTTGATCGTGAGTGGGAAGAGTTTTGTGATGATGATGGTGAGTGGTGGCGTGGTATGGATGAGGAGTTTCGTGGTTCGGTTGATCCTTATTGTGAGGATGAGTCTACGGAGTCTGCTTTTCTTGATGCTTGGTGGACTTATACTGATGATGCGTCTTTTGAGGAGGTGCCGCGTTGATTTCGGAATGTAGTTGTGAGGATCGTCCTTGTTGTGATTGTGGGCAGGAGTATCTTGCTTCGCTGGGTCGTGAAGAGGAGTATGATCGTGATGAGACTTATGATCGTCTTATGACTGATGATGATTTTTATGATCGTGTGGTTGGTTGGTAATGGTTTATTTGTCTAAGCGTATCCCTGAGGAGAGTATTGTGAGTATGTTTGATGCGCGTGTGCAGGAACTTGAGGCTTTGCTTGATGATGCTGATGTTAAGTATGCTGATTGTAATCGCCAGTTAACAAGTCAGGTTAATTTGAGTAGTAATTTGCAGGAGAAGTATCGTGAGGATACTAGTATTCTTTCTGCTATTATTTATTTCTTTGTAGATAATTATGAGATTGAGCGTGAGAATCTTAATGCTGCTATTGAGGCATCTAGTTATGAGGCTTATAAGGTTCGTGATGTTCTTGCGTATCATGAGGCTGTGCCTGAGGATATGTTAGTGCGACAGTATGAGGTTAGTATTACTGTGCCTGTTACTGTGTGTATTTCTGTTGAGGCTGTTGATGAGGATACGGCGCAACAGATGGCTAGTGATGATGTTGAGTCTAATGGTCTTGAGTGGTATTCTATGGAGTATAATATTCATTATGATGCTGAGTTTAGTGTAGAGGAGAACTAGTGTTTACTTGTGCTGTTATTTCTCATGAAGGACATGTTATTGTCCATACCTTGCCTGAGCCTATCACTTATGATGAGATGGTTGATGTAGTGGGCGGATACATTGAGGGTGTGTACCTTGATGGTGCTACTGCTTATGTGAATGAGGAAGGTAAGTTGGAAGGATTGCCTAAGAATACGTATGCTACCAATCTTGCTTGGTCACACAAGGCTATCTATGGTGATGATTGGATCGCTGGAAATATGCTTATTGTCGGGGACTGTGATGATGAAGGTGAAATGACGTCGCTCACTACCGAGTGGCTCAATGCTAATGTTAAGGAGATTGCAAATGTCTAGTGTTGCTAACAAGTTTTATCGTATCGTTGATGCGTATGGTATTGAGAAGGCTACGCTTGAAGGTCAGGCTTGGTATCCTGCGGCGTTGGCTCATTGTAAGGATGTTTCTCGTGAGTATGGTATTTCTGCTCAGCGTGTTGCTGCTGTTATGGCTGTGACTTCTCCTCGTGCGCGTTGGAGTACTAATGTGAATGCTACTTATAGTATTGTGGCTGATTCTTTTGTGCCTGATTATATGCGGCAATCCTCTTATGGTATTCTTGGTGCTAGTGCTCGTAAGGGTACTCAGGTGATGACTGATCGTTATTACTCTAAGTTGGTTACGGGTGAGAAGGTTAGTGCTTTTTATCTTAATATTCTTGGTCATACGCAGCCTGTGACTGTTGATACTATTATGTCGTATGCTGCTGGTTATGGTAGTGATGTGTCTAAGAAGATTCGTGCTGAAGTTACTGATGCTTGTCATAGTCTTGCTGATGTGTTTGGTATGTCTCCTCGTGATACTCAGGCTACTGTCTGGATCGCTTATCGCGGCTCTGCCGCTTAGTGGTTAGTGGAGTTTTTTGCTCTGCTTGTCTTTATAGTGTTCTTTATAATTAAGATTGTTGGTTGGTTGGCTAAATGATTCTTTGACCTGAGCAAGTCTTTAAACTGCTTTTTCTAGGGGGCGAAGGGTTTTGACATGGTGTGAACGCCCTATACGGGAAGCATCGTGGACGCTGGTTCGATTCCAGCCGCCTCCACTTTTTATTGTTTATTATTCTTACTTTTAGGGGCTTGGGGATTTTCACTTCACATTTTTATCGCTTATAAGTGTTGCTTATATGTAAAGAGTTTGTTAATTTTTAGATTATTCTTTGACTTTTAGGTTTTTATGTGGTACAATCAAGGTATTGATAAACGAGAAAGGCATGTTATGACTAGTGAGGATTATATGAATACTCCTGAATGGGATCATGAGATAGAGATTATTATATCTGATATGAGAGAGAAATTATATGATCTTAAAGCACAGTATATTACTCTACATAATGATGGTACTATAGTTGTTGAAGGTACGGATGAGTAAGCGTAAGAATATGGTTGATGCTACTGTTAAGCGTTCTAAGAATGAGAAGTGGAATGTGGCGGTTGATGGTGTGAAGTTGGGTCAGGTTGATGGTTTGTGTGATGCTACTGATTTGTTGTATGAGTCTGGTTATAAGGTGTATGCTTATCGTCGTCAGCCGTCTGCTAGTGGTAAGGCTGGTTTTGTTGCTACTTGTATTAAATTTAAAAAGGATGTTTAATGGGTACTATTAAGGGTATGAAGAAGGCTAAGTTGTTGGAGAATATGCGTAAGCGTCTTGAGCGTGGTGCTAAGAAGCAGGCTGCTAAGGAGGCACGAAAGAATGGGACTAATTGATATTGGTACTCGTGATACTGATCGTGGCGTTACATGCACTGTTCTTTGTTCAGGTCAACAGATCGCAAGCCTAGAATTTGTAAAAATTAATAATTATGTCGTTGGTCATGTTTATGATGCTGATGGTGAAACACTTGTTAAGTTTGTAGAAACTTTAGAGGAGTATAATGAAGGAACTAGTTGATCACATTAAGATGGAGATTAGTAAGCCTAGGATGGATGAGTATCTTCATTTTTCTAGTGATCTTACTAATGATAGGCATACTGCCGTTGGGCGGTTTCATTCTAAGCCTCATAGTATTAAACCTTGGGCTAATACCTTTCCACTTCTTCAGGGTACTGCGGTTCACGAGTCTTTTCATAAGACAATGAGTGATGTTGCTGGTTGGGAGTATATTGCTGAGCAACCTATTTATTATACTGGTACTGATATGGCATTTGAATGGATGGGTACCGCTGATGCTTATTTGGAGACTCCTAGTGGCGAGTATTGGTTGCTTGATTATAAGACTATTAGTGGTCCGAGTCTTTCGTTTCTAGATGGTCCTAAGGTTGATCATTTGTTTCAGATTTCGGCTTATTATCATTTTGGTGTGACTGTTCCTAATATGCGTATTGGTATGCTTTATATTCCTACGGGTCCTGATTATCGTCGTCGTTGGAGTGAGCCTGTATTTTATGAGGTTGAGCCGCTCCCTAAAGAGTTGATTGTTAAGCGTATGCTGGATGTTGAGCAGGCTATTATTGATTATGATACGTTTGGTAAGGTTCCTGATGTTCTTATGGGTGAGTATAAGTGGAAGAATTCTAAGCGTGAGAAGAAGTGGGAGTTGACGTATTATCCCCATTATTCTAGTCAGTATTGTCCTTGGGCTGGTCAGGAGAATGATCCTTGTGGTTGTAGTAAATTTACTGCACAGTATATTGGGTGTTGGTATTATTATAATGGGATTGATGGTGATGAAGAAACTGTGAAAGAGCATTTGCATCGTTGTCCCGGTTATATTGATTTGACAAAAGAAGAAAAGTATGATATAATGGGTGAAACAAAGGAGAAGGTATGATTCCCGTTGAGTTGACAGAGCATTTTCATCATTCGTTGGTTCGTAAGAATCCGTCTGGTCAAGATTATGTTGCTATTGATGGTTATATTAATCGTCTTAATAGTGTTCTTGGTGCGTCGTGGTCTTGGGATATTATTGATTCCCAGTTTTATCCTGATGCTGCTCCGCAGACTAAGAATGGTAAGAATCAGTATTTGGCTATTGTGCAGGGTTCGTTGAGTATTGATTTTGATGGTGTGGTTACTAAACGAGCGGGTATTGGGTCTAATATTAATTTTGATCCTGATACTGCTGTTAAGTCTGCTCAGGCTGAGGCTTTGAAGAAGGCTTGTCACCAGTTTGGTATTGCTTTGTATTTGTGGCAGGAGGCTGAGCGTAATTTTATTGCGTTGCAGAAGGCTGCTGCTACTAATGATGTTGCGTTGAAGTCGCTTGCTGTTGGTTATACGCAACGTATTCACGAGTTGGATCCGGCTACTATGCCTGATACTGATCTTATTTTGGAAACGCTTGGTTCTTCTGATCTTAGTGTTGAGAGTATTCGTAATCGTTTTAATGAATTGGGGGTTCTATAATGAATAAGTATGGTCATGTTAGTGCTATAGGTGCTTATGTTAATACTATTAGGTTTGCGTTGGATAATTTAGAGATGTATCTTGATGAGTTGGGTGATAATATTCTTTATGATGATATGTCATCGTTTCCTGAAGATGTTCTTGGTGATGATTCTTTGTTTGATGGTTATAATAATCCGTGGAGTCCTGATGATGAGTGTGATGAGTTTGGTGCGTTTTATACTCCGGCTCAGGCTGGTTGTGATTGTGATGACTGTCGTTGTAGGACCGCTGATGCTGAAATTAAACCTGAGCGTATGAGTGTTGGTAACATTATGGATATTTTGTACAAGACTCGTAAAGCACCTCAAGATTATCGGATGGATTAATGCTGTTAGCCATTGACACAGAGACAACTGGTGTGGATTGGCATGATGATGCGTTCATGATTAGTATTGCATACGAATTAGATGGAACGTTAACTACAGTAGTATGTGATAGGCGTAATAGTACTAGATGGGATAGGGATGTTGCGATGGTGGTTAATCAACTTAACAAGGCTGACAAGATCATCATGCATAACGCCAAGTTCGACATACAAAAACTATGCCGACTAGGTATCCCACTAAAAGTATTCAAAGATAAATTTGAAGATACTCAAGCAATTGCTCACCTTATTAATGAGCAACAATCTACTAGCCTAAAGTATCTAGCCCGTACCGTTCTAAACGAAGGGACAGACGAGGATGAGGTACTTAAGGTATGGCGTAGAGAAAATAAAATTAAGAAAGAGGAAGGTTATGAACCTATCCCGCATGAGATTCTTGCTCCCTATGCAGCAAAAGATGCAGAGTTCACACTGCGGCTTTACGAAGTATTACGGAGTCGAATGCCCGAAGACTTGCTCCCGTTGTACAACATTGAAAAAGAATTAACAATATCGTTGTTAGGCATTGAAGCGCGTGGTATGGCTATTGATAAGAAGTATGTAACTACACAGAGAAAAGAGTATGGTGATCGGATTTACAGGATTAAGCATCGTATTGGGGAGATTGCTGGCGCGGAATTCAACCCGCAGTCCCCTAAGCAAGTCATCGAAGTCTTTGCACAGCGTGGAGTACGAATCACAGCGACGGACAAGGCTTCCTTAGCGGCATTAGATGATGAACTTGCTACTTTGATTGTGGAGTTGCGGGAGGCTAATAAGATTAAGGTGACGTATCTTGATGCGCTTGCTGAGGAGGCTAAGGATGGGATTCTTCATCCTAATTTTCGTCAGCATGGTACTCGTACTGGTAGGATGAGTAGTGGACAAGCCGGAGTATGATGCTTATTGGGATGATTATGAGGATCCTACTTGGGAATTATACATTGTGACTATGCGTGATGTTGATTCTGGCAAGCGGATTGGTCCTACTGTCCCTGTTTATGCTGCTAATTTTGATGAGGCAATTACTGTTTATGAGATTATGATACGGATTGGTGATGATTATGAACGTTCAGAATATTCCTAGGAGTCAGAAAGATGTTAAACGAGCATTCAAGCCTAAACTTGACGCATTCTTATTCTTCGACTACAAAGCGATTGAAGTCAGACTTCTCGCATACTACCTTGCCGCTGGAATTAGGGATTATTCGTTGGCTACCGAAATCAATAATGGTTCGGACCCCCATGCAATTACCGCACAAGGCTTGTACAACAAGTCAGACGTATCCGAAGAGGAGCGTCAAGTAGGTAAGACTCTTAATTTTAGTATTATTTATGGTGGTGGTACTAAAACTATTATGAATCAGTTGGATGTGCCTTATAAGGAGGCTCGTAGGCTTCTTACGGCGTATCATACGACTCGTCCGGGTATTAAGATTCTTAACGAGTATATTGCTACGAGTCTTGGTTCTAAGGGTTTTATTCGTAATTTGTATGGTCGTAGGCTTCATGTTGATACAGAGCATAAGGCTCTTAATGCTTTGATTCAAGGCTCAGCAGCAGACCTTATGCGAGACAGCGTAGTAAAAGTAGACAAGCACCTATGTTCGAAATATGCTAGTCATATAGTAAATATCGTGCATGATGAGATCATCATTGATGCTGATAAGAACGAAGTTAACAAAATCATTACAACTATTCCTAACCTTATGGGGAATAAAACGGTGTCCAAATTCGTTAGTATAGATACAGATTGCGAAATCTCGTATACTAGTTGGGCAGAAAAGGAGGAGTATAGTGGCAATTGATGACCCGGTAAATAGTCCTAAGCATTATACGCAGGGATCTATGGAGGTTATCACAGCAATTGAAGGGTTAGGCTTAGACTATCACCAAGGTAATGTACTTAAGTATGTTTCTAGGTATAGGCATAAGAATGGTATTGAAGATTTGCGTAAAGCAAAGTGGTACATTGATCGGCTCTTGTGGATTGAGGAGCAAAGAATTATTAAACACGATAGGAGTATGGTATGAAGACACTAGTTTTGACTAGTCCAAATGTTAAGAGTGCTGAGGTTGGTGCGGCTCAGAAATTGCTTAAGAATGCTGGTTATTATTCGGGTAAGATGGATAGTGTGTATGGTCAGGAGACTGCGGCGGCTACTAAGGCTGCTAAGTGGAGTCTTGGGTATGCGGATAAGAATGTTACAGGAGAGTTTGGTGATCTGCTTGCCTCGTTTCTAATTGGCACTAAGAAGCCTACGATTTTTATGCAGCGTCGTGCTCGTATTCGACATTCTAAGTCGGATCTTGGCGCTAAGGCACTAGATATTGGTAGTAAGTATGTTGGTGTGAAGGAAAATCCTCCCGGCTCGAACGAGGTTATGTTCTCTAAGTGGTATGGTATTACAGGTCCGTGGTGTGCGATGTTTGTTACCTATTGTTATGTTGGCGCTGGTTCTAAGGCGTTTGTTAAGGGTAATCGTTGGGCGTATTGTCCGTTTATCCTTGAGGATGCTAAGGCTCATCGTAATGGTTTGAAGATTATTGATAAAACAGATGCGCGGCCCGGTGATGTTGTGTTGTTTGATTGGAATCGAGATGGTACTCCAGACCATGTTGGGATGGTACTCAGCCCAGTTGCTAAGGGTAATTTTAAATCTCTTGAAGGTAACACGGGTATTGGTATGGTTGCGACTAACACTCACGACCTTAAAAACGTTGCAGCATTCATCCGCGTGATTAACTAAAGGAAATTATGATTGCAGAGTCGCATAGCGAATGGTTTGAGAACGAACGAGGAATTACGAGCGATACTCTGGAAGCGTTTGGAGCATACTCTAATTCTGATGAGTGGATGACGTTCCCGTATGATACTGGTGAACGTTATCGTAAAATGGCTGATAAACGCGAATTTAGGTTTAGTGAGGGCGCTAAGGTCTGTCTTTTCCATGCTAAGGAAATGCCTACTGAGAAGTGGGCTATCTTGTGTGAGGGGGAGACAGACACTATGCGTTTGTGGCAGGAGGGTTACACCAGTGTTTATGGTGTTCCTGGTTTTAATACTTTTAGAGAGGATATGTTGAAGCCTCTTGAGAAATATGATCATATTTTTGTTATTCTAGATAATGATCAGAATTATAATGTGCGTTCTACTGTGGATGCTGCGTGGGGTCGTATGCGTGGTATGCTTGGTTCTAAGGCGCGTCGTGTTGTGCTTCCTGATACGGTTAAGGATGTGTGCGAGTTTTTTCAGTCGCATACTAACGAGACTTTTAAGGATATTATGCGTGTCTCTAGTGCTGGGACGTATCATTATAAGGCGCTTGATCTTAATATGCCACCACCAGAGTATCGGTGGCTGGTTGATGGTCTTGTTTGTACTGGTGATACGACTCTTATGGTTGGTGAGCCTAATGTTGGTAAGTCTTGGGTTAGTCTTAGTCTAGCGGTTGCTATGTGTGATGAGCACGAGAAGTGGCTAGGCTATAATATGTCTAATTATGGTAAGGTTTTGTATGTTGATGAGGAGAATCCGCATGACCTTGTGTATCATCGCTTGCGACAATTGGGTTTGAGTAATCATGAGAATCTTAGGTATCTGCATCGTCAGGGTATTCGTCTAGATCGTAACTTTGATAAGTTGCTTGACGAGGCTGTTACGTTTGAGCCTAAGATGATTGTGCTTGATTCTCTTACTCGTTTCCATACGCAGGATGAGAATAATTCTGGTGCTATGGCTGGATTGTTTAATGATAGTATTAATGTGCTTAGTCGTGAGACTGGTGCTGCTGTTATTATTCTGCATCATACTAATAAGACTACATCTGATTCGTCTTATGTTAAGACTCGTGGTTCTAGTGATATTGGTGCTGCTGTTGATGGTGGTATTGAGTTGCGTAAAACGAATCATATAACGAATGAATTCAATCTTATTCACTTTAAGAGTCGTAGAACTCGTACTGGTCAGTTGACAAAGGTAGAGATCTGTGATACAATGAGTGGGCAAGTTGAATTGGTAGCCACAAGCGAAGTATGTTAGGGGGTGAATTATATGACTGATGTAGAGAAGCAGACTCCTATGATGGAGTTGTTGGAAGGTGCTGATATGGAAACTATTGGACGTAAGATTAGTGGTGTCCTAGAGTTTCTTACGATGCGAGCAGTTGATGGTGGTCCGTTTTATATTACGACGGATGATAAGCGTGCTGTGACTGTTTTTGCTGTTGATGGGGACGCTGATGCGTTGCTTTTGATGCTTCCTGAGAATTTTAAGTCTTGGGAAGAGGAGATTGCACCTATTATTGAAGAGGAAGTAATCACGAATCGTGATCTTGGAGATGAGCAGGATGACAGCGCAGAGTAAACAATGGAAAGAGTGGGAGCGAGAAGTTGCTCGTGACCTTGGTGGTACCCGCACAGGACCTAGAGGGTTTGATGTTCCTGATGTGATTGATTTACCGGGGCGGTTCGCTCCGGAGTGTAAGTATCAGAAGCGCCTAGCGTTGAAGACAGAGGACTTGAAGCAAGCGGAGCATAATGCTCGTGGTGCAGAGTGGGCTTTGTTTCTTCGTGAGGGTAGGACTGGTAGACGGTTCGTAGTAGTACCATATAAAACGTACGTTAAAATGTGGAATGATATCCACGCAGACAAGGAAGATTAATTATGAGTGAATACGTTACAATTGCTGGTTTGGTTCAGTTTGATCCCCGCAGTCGTACTGCTGGTGGTAAGCCTGTTCGTGATGTTATGATTCGTAACATTGGTGATAATAAGAATTATGGCATTACGATGTGGCCTGAGAAGGATCATATCATTATTAACAAGGGTGACTTTGTTATTATTGATGGTAAGGTGAGTCAGAGTGTTGGTCAGAATAAGGAAGGCGCAAGCGTAACGTATAATAACGTGTCTGCTTCGACTGTTTTCCGTTTTGATGGTGCTGGTAGTAATCCTAGTCCTGCTACTACTCCAGTTGGCGCTCCGGCTGCTACTGGTGACGACTTCCCCTTCTAGTATGTATAGCCCCGACGAGGTTAAGATCGGGGAATATGAGCGGGTTGTTTCTGCTGCTGCGTGGCGTTTTCGTAGTGCCGCCGAGTATGATGATTTGTATCAGGAGGGCATGATTGCGGTCTGGTTGTGTCCTCCTGATGCGGATCCGCAGTATATTAGTCAAGCCGTGTATAATCGTTTAAAGAATTGGGTTAAGTATATTAAACGATTGCGGCATTATCAAAGTGTTTCTTATTCTGAAATTGTAGATAATGTACGAGAATAGTATTGTAGAGAATCTTCTACGAAATTATTATACGTTGCAGGATCATCCTGATTCTACTTTTTCTTTTTATAAAATTGATTTGGAGTTAGGGTTAAAGAAATTAAAGCAGATTAGTCCAGTTTTATATTCTACTGTTGTTGGTGTTTTTATAGATGCTGCGCCTATTCAGGAGCAGGCTAAAATTGATAAGGTTACGACAAGACAAACGAATCGTAGGCTTCATGATGCTGTGCATTTGTTGACTATGATTATGAATGGAGAAGTTTTATGAAACGTATTGATACTACTAATAAGAGTAGGTTTGAGTTTGGGTTAGATAAGCCGCTTATTCTTCGTGGTGATTGGGCTGTGACTGCTGATTGGCATGTGCCTTTGTATGATGCTAAGATTGTTAACCAGTTTCTTGATGATGCTGCTGATTATAATAATCTGTTGATTGCTGGTGATTTCCTTAATGGTGATTCGTTGTCGCAGTATTATCCTAAGCAGAAGAGTGCTGGGATTGAGAAGGAACTTAGTGAGGCTAGGAATCTTATGGAGATTCTGTGCGCTAATTTTAAGCAGATTGTTTTCACTAAGGGTAATCATGATTATCGTTTTACTAAGTCTACTGAGTATCGTGAGACTTTTGTTGAGAGTATGACTAAGGTGTTTGATGGTATTGATAAGTCTGATTGTAAACTTCGTTTCTCTAATCTTGATCATTGTTATATTAAGAGTGCTAGTGAGACTTTCTTAGTAGCGCATCCGACTACTTATTCTCGTAGTCCTCTTAATAATCCTATTGCTATTGCTGCTGTTCAGAAGTGTCATACGCTTACTGCTCATACGCATCATTGTGCTATGGGTTGGGATCCTAGTGGGGCGTTTATTGTTGGTGAGTTGGGTGGTTTCTTTAATATTCAGCAGACTGAGTATTTGCAGGGTACGACGACGTTCCCTAATTGGTGTAATGGTTATTGGTTTATTACGCGGGGGCATCCTCGTATGGTTGGTTTTGGTGCGCGTACGTTGCGGTGTACAAGTACTAGTAAATAATAATTGAAGCCCGTATGTCGGAATTGGTAGACGAAATTGACTTAAAATCAATCGCAGAAATGCGTACAGGTTCGAGTCCTGTTATGGGCATTGGGGCGGTGGTGAAATTGGTATACACGGCAGGAAACCAAGTCTGCTACCGAAAGGTATGGGGGTTCGAATCCTTCCCGCCTCATAATGATTGTTGTTCACGTTTATCGTGTATAACGTAGCATATCATGTAGATAGGTACCATGTTTATCTACATTTAATTGTATGAAAGGAAAAGAATTGATTGAGTTGCCAACAGATTATCAGACGTTTATTGCGACGAGTCGTTATGCTCGTTGGATTGATGAGGAGAATCGTAGAGAGTATTGGGGCGAGACTGTTTCCCGGTATGTAGAGTTTATGGAGAAGAATCTCCTTAAGACGCATAAGTATAAGATGCCTAAGGAACTTAAAGCAGAACTACTAGATGCTATTATTAATCTTGATGTGATGCCTAGTATGCGTGGTCTTATGACTGCGGGTCCTGCGCTGGCTCGAGAAAATGTTGCTGGTTATAACTGTTCTTATACTCCAGTTAATCATCCTCGTTGCTTTGATGAGATCCTATACATCCTAATGAATGGTGTAGGTGTGGGCTTTTCTGTAGAGCGTGATGATGTAAACCAGTTGCCGGTAGTAAATGAGCATTTTGAAGAGTCTACTACTATGATTACGGTAGATGATTCTAAGAGTGGGTGGGCGCGTAGTCTCCGCGAGTTGATTGCTATGTTGTATGCTGGGCAGAAGCCTAAGTGGGATACGAGTAAGGTTCGTCCTAAGGGTGCTAGGCTTAAAACGTTTGGTGGTCGTGCGTCTGGACCTGAGCCTCTAGAAGACTTGTTTTTGTTCACTACTCGTTTGTTTGAGGGTGCTGCTGGACGTAAACTATATCCGTTGGAGTGTCATGATCTTGTATGTAAGATTGCTGAAGTGGTCGTTGTTGGTGGAGTGCGCCGTTCAGCCCTTATTTCCTTATCTAACTTGTCGGATGGGCGTATGCGGAATGCCAAGAGTGGGCAGTGGTGGGAAGATAATCAGCAACGTGCGCTTGCAAATAATAGTGTTGCTTACACAGAGAAGCCGGGAATGGACGCTTTTATGGAGGAATGGTTGAGTCTATACCAGTCCAAGTCTGGTGAGCGTGGTATTTTTAATCGTCAGGCTAGTGTGTTGCAGGCTGCTAAGAATGGTCGTCGTGATTATGATCACAAGTTTGGTACTAATCCTTGCTCTGAGATTATTCTACGACCACAACAATTCTGTAATCTTACTGAAGTAGTCGTACGACATGATGATACTCTTAATAGTCTTAATCGTAAAGTGCGTCTTGCTACTATTCTGGGTACGTTCCAGTCTACGTTGACTGATTTTAAGTATCTTCGTAAAATTTGGAAGCATAATACTGAGGAAGAACGGTTGCTTGGTGTTAGTCTTACGGGTATTATGGATAGTAAATTGATGAGTGGTAAAGGTAAAACACCACTGAGTAAGGTGCTCCCACAACTTCGAGCGCAGGCTGTAGCAGTTAATGCTGATTTTGCTAAGCAGATTGGTATCGAACAGTCTACTGCTATCACATGTGTGAAACCTAGTGGTACTGTCTCACAACTCGTTAATAGTGCCTCTGGGATCCACGCACGATATGCACCCTACTACATTAGGCGTGTACGCGGCGGCCTCACAGACCCCTTAACGCGCTTCCTGAGCGATGCTGGCGTACCAAATGAGGTTGACGTAACAAATCCTGATATTGTAGTGTTTGACTTCCCACAAGAAGCACCCACAGACGCTACTGTAACAGACGATATGACAGCCCTAGATCAACTAGAATTATGGTTGGCATACCAAGAGTTCTGGTGTGAGCATAAGCCTAGCGTGACTGTTAGTGTTGCTGAGGACGAGTGGATGAGTGTGGGAGCGTGGGTATACGATCATTTTGATCAAGTATCTGGCATTAGTTTCCTACCTAAGAGTGATCATACTTATCGTCAGGCACCATACGAGCGTATCACAGACCTAGAGTACGCTAAACTATGCAACGAGAGTCCTATGAATATTGATTGGAGTAAGTTGTCTGAGTACGAGTTAGAAGATAATACGGACTCTAGCCAAACCTTGGCTTGTAGTGCAGATGGATGTGAGGTTGTAGACATTGGTAATCGCTAAACTATTAATTCTATTAGCATTGTTCGCCCCAGTACATGAGAAAAAAGCCATGTCGCCAAAATACCCTCCACACTACATGGCTTTCATTAAAATAGCCAAGTGTGAGCAACCCAGTAGGGATGGGGGTGGTTGGCATGGTATTGCATGGCACCAAACTTATAATTACTCGTTTGCTGGTGGCATGGGGATGACTAAACTTAATTGGCTTGATTTTAAAACAAAAAAAGACCCCACTCTAATGAGTGAGGCCTCTCCTGTACAACAATTATGGGCAGCCTATAGGCTGTATATGTGGGCAGAAAAAACTTATCCCGGTAATGGGGAGTCTGCTTGGGACTGTAGTAAACTCGTAGGTTTTACGGGCTTACCTAAACACTAATACATTGGTGGAATACGAGGCTTGTTTGTAGTACCCGGAAAAGACCCTACACTTTTACCCCTAAGAAAACGAACATCATTCATTTTTGCTTCACGAGCAGCACGACCAGCATCAGCATACTCTGTTAATAGATCTGTAGGATTAGTAATAACAGGTCCCTTTACCTTGCCAATCCGCTTACCAAGGCGACTAATAGTCGAAGGTTTATTAGGCATCCTACCACCAAACGGTTCAATAGCACCAAAAGTAGACCTCCATGCAGCCTCACCCGGAGTGATCTGAGGAGGTTTACCACCAGCAATCCTAGCCTTAGGCGTAGATACACTAGTATCCTTTGCAGGATACTTATAAGGCGGCAATTTCTTTAAAACAGGCTTTGGATCTCGAACCTCAGCAGGTTGAAGACCACTATGCCTATTCGGAGAACCCTGCCTATTCCACTGCATCTTTAACTTCTCAGGACTATCTGGAATATCTATATCGTAACGTTTATTTGCAGCATTCTCTTTAGCGCGTTGTTCTTGCGGATTAGCCGCAGGCTCATCAATACTAGGATCATAATACGGATCAGTAATACGCCGTGCAGGTTCAGGATTCATATCATTAGAAAAAGTCTCAGCAGTAGTCTTAGGATTACGCCCATTACGAATCACAAACTGATCACCCGCTAAACGAGCCGCCCTAGTACCCTTAGGTACCGTAGGAGCCACTTTAGTCTTTTTAACTGGAGTAGCAGCACTACGAGCATCTCTTATAGCAATTTTTTCTTCATGACCCAACCTAGTAACACGCTGTTTATACGCCATTTTTTCTCTAACAAGTTTAGCCTTAGCCTTACTTTCATTCGTTTTCTGCGTATCAGGACCATACACAGGAGGACTAGGGTTACGAGAATTAGCGCGAGTACCTACATTCATAGGCGCTTTACGACCATTAGGAAGCATCATAATTATACACTTTCCTTCTTAACCATCCCATTAACAACATTATAAACAAACGACAATAATGCTGCAACAGCAGCCACACCAGCAGGCTTCAACGAATCCCACGAATTAAGATTCTCCACACCAGTAACCACAATCACAGCCAAACCAGCCTGAAGAAACGTTAGTACAGCACGAGTAATAATATTCTTCCAATTCATAATAATCTCCTTAGTACGTTGGTGGGATGACAAGCCCCGAATTTTGTCCCTGCTCACTCCTATTAAACGCCTTCTTAAACGGAGCCAACCCACCAGCCCTACTAATCTGTCGCCTAGACGGAATAAAAGAATAAGAATCCTTCTTACCAGCAACCCACGAACCACCCATATTATCCGGCGTAGAATACTTAGAATCCGTACTAAACGTAGGATGATTAGGTTTCTTAAACTCATCAGTAAGATGCCCATTACCACCAATACTCTTAGGGTCCTTTAACCACGCACCCCTAAGATCATAATCAACAGTATCCTTTGTACGCTTAGCCATATTAGCAGCAAGTTTATATTTAGCCTCTTGAGCAGGATTTAGTTTAGTGTCGTATTTACTCATATTAATTAATCGAATGAGTAAAAAACCAGACAACACCAGCAAGCAAACAACCACTAACAACCGTAGCAGCAATCATACGAAACATACGACGAGACTCCACACCACCCTGCCACTTAGCCTCCTCTATCTCCAACTCAGTCACACGCCCATTAGTACGCCTAACCTCATCGTGAACACTAGCAAGCAGATCCTCAAGATGCTGCAACTTAACCATAATAACATTAATATCCGAATTAGTCACATCATCCACCCATGCCTTTCACATCAATAATAGGATTACCCGACGAATCATACACAATCTCACCCTTAGCATTAACAACATACTTAACCTGCTTACCAGTCTGCTGATCCATATAAGGACGATTATTAACAAACACATAACCATTAGAACTAATCGTAACAGTAGGAACAACATTAACACTACCAGCAGGCCGATCATACGCAATAGTAGTAGGATCAGAAGAATTAGCAGCAACAAGATGATTAGTATTCGCAGGACCACTAACAGGATTAGCAGCCGCCCTAGCACCCGGATTATAAGACACAACCTGCTTAGCAGCCATATCAGGACTTAACTGACCATTAAGAACCTGATTAACCATACCCTGAGGAAAAGTATCAGGAATATGAGGATACTCTAAAGCCAACTGCTTAAGAACACGGTCTTTAGTAGCAGGATTCTGATCACCAAACTGTGGAATCCAAACATTATTAACATAATCCCTAGTAGCCATCCACTTAGACAAAGCATTAATAGTACGCCAAGCACCCTTATTCATATCCATCTTATTATTTTGAAAAGCAATACCATGCTGTGTAGCCTCAGTAGCAATAGCAATACCTAACTGCTTAGGATCAAGACTATACACACTAAACGGAGTAAACGAGTTAAACAAACCAGCCGGACTCTGAGTAGGAAACTTATAATTAAGTTTAGGCTGCGGAATACCTAATTTAGAATCAGGAGCATACGGATCCTTAAAAATATCTAAGGGATTAGTATTACCACGCAACTGATTCATCATAGTCTCTTGCGTATAAGCCTGAGCAATAAGTTTAGGAAGCGGCAAACCAGCAAGCGTAGTCTGAATACGCCCCGGCATACCCGGAAGACTAGGAATACCCATAAAACTAGACATAGAATCACCAGAAGGCGCACCAGTAAGAAGACTCTTACCAGTCTGCTGTTCAATAAACGAATTAATAAACGGGTTAGTAAACTGAAAAGCACCACCCTTAAGAGAACCGCCCGTAGCAACACCACCAAGAGTAGTCACAGCATTAGCCATAGCACCAAACGGATTAATACTACCAAACCCAATACGATTCTCACGATTAGGATCAACACCAAGAACTTCCTTAACAAAATTAGGCATAGGAACAGACTCTAACAACCAATCAGGCATACCACCCCGCTCAAACAATTGTTCATAACCATAATTACCAGTATTATAAACACTATTTGCTGTTAAAGGTCGTTCTTGAATTAAACGCTTAGTAAACATAGCCGAATGACGAGTCCAAGCATAAAAAGGAATAGCAAAATTACGAACAGCGCGTTCAGCCTTAGTAAAATCACGATAATTACCACTAACCATATCCGCCGTATGCCGCACTTCACGAAGAAACATAGGATTATGATACATACTACGAGGATCAGAAAGAAGATCCATAGCAGCCGCAAAAGGACTAACAGTTGTATAACCCATTTCAGGCAATCCTTCAGCCGCATGTTTAGCCACAGCCTCACTCTTCATAAAATGATTAAAACCCGGAAAATTAAGAGCCGCTTTACGAGCAATAGCCACACGCAAATTCTTTTCCAAAGCAAAAGAAACCGTATAACCAATATTAGCAGCAGCAGAAACTTTTTGACCAACACGATTAGCGTTCTCACCATACCTACCAATAAAAGATTGGTGAGCATCTTGCATATAAATATTATCCTCAAAATCACGAATAAACCGATTCATAATAATATCATAATCATCACCATGATTAACAAACTCATTAGTAATAGTATGACCATACTTATTTTTAACAGCACGAGCCATATTACGATGCGAATACTCCATAAATTTGGCAAGAATATGACCAGCATTTTGAGGATCCGCCAACATCAACATCACTGTACCACCAAAAATCTGCTGAGAAACAAACCTAGGATTCAAAGACAAAGCCATCATCTTAAAAATATCAGTAGAACCCGAAAAAATTTTACTAGCAAGAGAATGACTACGCTCATAAGATTTTGTTAAATCATCAACAAGTTTCCTAGGAGTAACCATAATAAGCGCATTAGGATCTTCAGCAATAACAGTATTTAAATGAGATTGATCAGCAAAAATACCATCTTTCCAAACATTAGCGCCACTAAGCGCATGAGTACGCGCCTCATCTAAAGCAACACTAGAAGAATCAATAAACTGCATACGAGTAACATAATGCTGTTTACCACCAATACTAACATACATAACCTGCCCTTTTTCAACAGTACCATCCAAACCAATACTATCAGCATAATTTTGAGCACTAGGAAGATCCGTATGAAACTTAAGCGTCTTTAAGGCCACATAAGGCTTAGCCTTATTTTGTTTCATAAAATCACTTAAAAGCATAGGAACAGCCGACTGTTCAACAACACTCTGAATATCCTTATTAAACCTACGATTAACAGCCTCACGATGAGCCTGAAACTGGACCTTTAAATGATAATCCAACAAACCACTAGCAGCAATCGTATTAGCGTTAGCAAAATCAGCAAACGTTTCACGACCCTTCATAGTTTCCAAACTAGCCTTATCAGAAAAATCTCTAGCATCAGGAAACATCTTCATAAGATAATTTACACCACCGCGCTGCAACTGATCATACAAATCAGAATGTGGATTAAGATTCTCGTTTTTATCTGGAGCACCATAATGCAACACAGACTTTCTATTTTTTTCAGACTTTCTAAAAATCTCTGAAGGTAACTCAATAATATGAGACGAGACATATTCTGGATTCATAGAACCCCAACCATTAGGACCAACATCCCCCGTAATATGCACCATACGACCACGAATAGTTTTCTGACCAAAAACTCCAGTACGAACACCATTATTTTTTTCAACAACAAAAAAAGGCGCATTACCCATAGAACGATAATTATTATTAGACTTTAAAACCTGCCTAGCAGCCTCAAACGTATCCATAAGATTTTTATAATGCGCTAAAGCCTCAGCACGACTCATAGCCGGACGCTTACCCCTAGCCCTATCAAACTCTCCAGCATTAATACGCTGCAACAAAGTTAAATCACCCTTATTAGCAGGCAAATCTATTACCTTAGAAGTCTCAAAAAGATGAAAATTATCATTAAAAACCGCTAATCGTTTAGAACCACCCTCAACAACTTTTTCAATAGCATTAAGAATCATTTTAGGTTCTAAACCAAACGCATTAATTGCAGGCGCATAAATACGCGCTAAAGCATTAATATCAAGACGGCTTAATTCAACACCAGCCTCATGATGAATCATATCATGCTTCTGCCTAAAATGATCCCTAGCACGAGCCAAACGAACACCACGCTCAGTAGAACCAGTCAACATTTCATGCGTAGCCTGACGATAAGCAGCCATAAACTCTGGAGAATTCAAATCATTAATATACGTTTGAATAAGATCTTTTGTATTACCAGCAACGTGACCCGGATTAGCCCTCTCAATTTCAAGCCGACGCGCAGCAATACTACGAAGAATACTAGGATCATACATACCACCACTAACCTGAGACATAATAGCCAATTGTTCCGGATCAGTAATAGCACCCAACTTATGCTTACCATCAACATTAATAAGTTCTTCAAACATCCTATGCTGCATTAACTCGCGTTGAACAAGAGTACCAACACTATTAACATCCGTCGTAAGAGCCTTAGCATACCGATAATTAAAACCAAGCAAAGGCATACTCATAAAAGTACCAGCAATTGCTCGCACAGCAGGATTAGCCGAAGAATCAATACCCTTCCTAGCAACAGCCTTTTGAGCACTAAAAAAAGTTTTTTGTAAAGCACGAGCAATAGGACTGCCAGTAAAACGAATAGGAGCAGAAGTATTAATAACAGCATCAGCACTACCACCAGCAGCAAGATTTTCTTGTACAAGAGGCGTTAATTTAGCAAAATTTTCTCTATTTAACTTACCTTCAAGAAGCGACCCCATAGTATCCGCAGGACTAAATGTTGACCACCGAGGCTCAAAAAACGCTGCTGCGCGATCCACAAAAGTAGGAGCATAAGAACTATTAAGCCCATGATAACCTTCGGGAGCCATCTCACCAATAGTAACAGCCGCATGAGCATTACCATTAAGCGCATCATTTTGTACCCTAGCAAACTCTCTAATACTTTCACCCATACGACTAATCTTACCAGCACTATCTAACTTAGTAAGCGGCACACCCGTCTCTAGAGTATTTCTAGCCGCAGAAACCATAGCCTCAGAATGTCGATCTGTAGGGTTAATAAAACTAGAGGGTTTAGGAGCAGGGGCATGAGGCCCTTGAGGGTTTGCTTGAACAATAGCATCATGTCGATTTTTAGCAGTTGTATACGCAGCCTCTTCAGCGGCATTAAGCCCATCAGCATTAAGAGTATTAGACGCAATAACTTTTTTTGCTTTATCAAGAGCAATTTTAATTAAACCCTGCTCTTTAGCAAAAGTACTACTATTAGCAATACGAGCCTTAGCCTCAAGAACACCAGCCCCTTTTTCAGCCCAAACACCCCCACTACCACGAGCCGATTCTAATACTATACGAGCATTAGCAACACGTTCCGCTTCAGCCAAATGAGCGCCTTTACCAGTAATACTAGCAACCTTAGCAAACTGTGCAGCCTTAGCACCAGCCCCCACAATCGGAACAAGCCCAAGTACATCAAGAATAGGAACCGTAGGATCCTCTAAAGTAGAAGCAATAAAATTAGAATTAGGATCACCCCACAAACCGCCATACCGCTTACCATAGTCCTTAAGCATAGCAGTACCAGTACCAATCGGATCAGTAGCAAACGCATAAACACCCATAGGAAAACCTAAACCAGCACGAGCAACACCCTTAATAGCATTCGTAAGAAAAGATAAAGGCGTAACTTCACTAGCAGGAGTAGCAGCCAGAATGCCCTTATTAGCCTGAGCATTAAGATCTTTATACACAGAATTCTGAGCAACCAGACTAAGAATAGGAGAAACACCCATAGCCTTAGAAACAAGACTATCATTACCAGCAGAAGCAGAAATACCACTAGTAGTAGTAGTTTTACCACCCGGCAATTGAGTAACTCCAGCAGGACCCATACCAAGCGCACTAACAGGAAGAAGATATTTAGAACCAAGATTCTCAGGAATAGTGCTATTACCAGCCGCAGTCAATCCAAAATCTCGTAGAATACCAGTAACTTTAGCGCGTTCAGCGGGAGTAAACATACGAAGCCCCGGCAACTTAGTACTAAGTGCCTGAAGATTAGGATCTTTAGTAGCCGTAGCCAAAGCATATAGTTTACCAGCAGCAATCTTATCTGATTCTGTTTGATATGCTTCTACCGCATTACCACGAGCCTTATCCAAAGCAGGAGCAGCAGCACCAGACGGATCAAAAAACTGGTAATAAACACTATCTGTGCTAGGAACATGACCATATTGAGCAACATACTTATTTAAATCAAATTTTTCTGCTCGTTTAGTCCACTCAAGTAATTGAAGACCAGTAGGATTAGGAGTTTCTACCACATCAATAAGATTGTGTCCTACATAATTATCAGGCAAACGAAACTGAGCAGGAGTATTACCTTTACGAATCTGCTCTAAAGCAGCCTTAGCATCATATGCTGGAGCCTTAACTCCAAGAACACCATTACCATAAGAACCAACATAACCTGATTGGGCTAATTGACCAAATTCTTGTGGAGTATACTTGTAAGATAAATATTTTTTACTAAAAGTAGACGGATCTAATTTAAAGTTATAATTTCGAGCAGGCCGATTTAGCGCTGTTGGTGTATTATCTTCATAACTTTTTGTTTTAGGATTATATGTATAAGCCATTTAACTCCTTAAATAATACTATTGAGTAGACCAATGTCCGGGAATAGTACCCCCACCAGTGGCACGTCGAGGCGGATTTGTTACTGCGGGTACCCAAACACGCTTTTTAGCAGGTCCAACAGGACCCACAGTAGGACCACTTGTATCAACATATTGACCGGGAGGTTGCGTATAAGGCGTAGACCCCGGATATGTTCCAGCATGACTACCACGAAGACCAGTACCACTAGAACTAGAAGTAGTAGTACCACTAGAACTAGAAGTAGTAGTATCACCAGAACTAGAAGTATCAGCGCCCATCATACCCATTTGACCATTAAGCCCACGACCAGTAGCCTTAGCCGTTGCAATTTGTTCAGGAGTCATTCCAGCATACACATCTGTACCGCCTGCAGCGCCACCGCCGCCGCCACCGCCACCGCCGCTGCCACCAGAACCGCCACCGCCAGAACCACCCGCAGGAGCCAACCCCAACAACTGACTAACCATACTAACAATAG